AATAAGATGACCAGTGCTTATAAAGAAGGCGGTAAAGTTAAGGTTCGTGGCACTGGCTGCGCAACTAAGGGTTTGTACGCACGCGGCCCAATGGCATAAACTATGAACTACACTGAACTGAAAGTTAATATCCAAGACATCTGTGAAAACACGTTTACAGATGACCAACTCGCTATGTTCACGGAGCAGGCGGAGCAGAAGATATACAATTCAGTACAGATACCTGCCCTGCGTAAGTTAGATGAAGGCCCAGTAGTTCAGACCAACAAGCTGTATACTTTACCTAGCGACTACCTGTATACGTACAGCATAGCGGTAATAAGTAATAACACGTACACGTATCTTCTAAACAAAGACGTTAACTTCTTACGCGAAGCGTACCCAGTTAATACTGCCGTTAACTACGGATTACCTAAGTTTTACGCTTATTATAGCGATACTAAACTAGAGCTGGCTCCCACCCCCGATGCTAACTATGAAATAGAACACATTTACGGGCATTACCCTACGTCTATAGTAACTGCGGGTACTTCATGGTTAGGTAATAACTTTGACTCCGCACTGTTAAATGGAGCCTTGGTAGAAGCTATCCGGTTTATGAAGGGCGAGCAAGATATAGTCGCTAAGTACGAGAGTATGTACTTACAAAGCATGGCCCTACTAAAGAATCTCGGTGACGGTAAGTTGCGTCAGGATTCGTATCGGTCTGGACAAATTAAGGTAGCTGTTAAGTAAGGAATTAAATTATGGCTATAGCTCAAGCAATGTGTACTTCTTTTAAAGTCGCTCTATTAAACGGAGAGATGGACTTTAGTAGTGGTACTGCGCAGACCTTTAAGGTAGCCCTGTATACAGGAGACGCCTCTTTAGGCGCAGATACTACGGCGTATACAACTAGTAATGAAGTAGCAAACGGTAACGGATACACTACTGGCGGGTATACTCTGACCATTAGTACAAACCCTACAGACGGAGGTTCAGGCACTACAGCTTTTCTGGACTTCGCAGACGCTACGTGGGCAAACTCTACAATCACCGCTCGCGGTGCGCTTATATATAAAGTAGGAGGGGGCAACCCTTCCATAGCAGTACTGGACTTTGGGGCGAACAAAAGCACTAGTAACAGCCCTTTTACTATACAATTTCCTACGGGTAACGCTACAAGCGCCATAGTGCGTATAGCCTAAACAAACAGAATAGCCGTGTGAGGCCAAAGAAATGACAACGCAATACACTTCGATTTTAAAACTAGCCTTACCTGTACAGGGAGAACTAAGCGGTACGTGGGGGGATGTAGTAAACGATAATATAACCTCTATGGTAGAACAGGCTATAGCGGGGCGTGCGGTCATTGATTCGTGGACTGCAAACGCGCACACGTTAACCACTGCTAATGGAGTTACGTCCGAATCTAGGTGTGCAATGCTAGAGTTTACTGACTCAGGCACCCAGCTAACCGGAGCGGGTAGTGTGGTATGCCCAACTCTATCTAAGATATACATAGCTAAGAACGCTTCTGGACAAAACGTAACCCTAAAAACATCTGGCGGTACCGGCATTCTAGTCCCTAGCGGGCGCACTATGTTCTTGTTTTGTGATGGGACTAACGTAGTTGAGGCGGTAACAAGTACTACTTCTTTGCAGTTGGGTACTAGCACGACGGTAACAGCGGTGCTCGATGAAGACAACATGGCCTCGAACAGCGCCGTGTCTCTTGCCACACAGCAGTCGATCAAAGCATACGTAGATGCTCAAGTAGCCACATCCGATACTCTTGCGGAAGTACTAGCTAATGGGAACACCACTGGGGGTACAGACGTATCAGTGTCTACTGATGACAAGGTACAGTTCCGCGACGCAGCTATATACATTAACTCTAGCGCAGACGGTCAACTTGATATTGTTGCGGATACAGAAATACAGATAGCTGCTACTACAGTTGATGTAAACGGCATCCTAGATGTTTCTGGAAATATAGTAGCGGGCGGTACAGTTGATGGGCGTGATATAGCCACTGATGGAACTAAGCTGGACGGTATAGAAGCTAGTGCAGATGTAACAGATACTACTAACGTCACCGCCGCAGGCGCGTTAATGGATTCTGAGGTTACTAACCTAGCACAAGTTAAAGCCTTTGACTCCGCTGACTATGCTACTGCTGCACAAGGTACTACAGCAGACGCTGCGTTGCCTAAAGCTGGCGGGGCAATGACTGGTGCCATTACTACTAATAGTACGTTTGACGGACGAGACGTAGCCACAGATGGCACAAAGCTCGATGGTATCGAAGCTAGTGCTGACGTAACAGACACAGCTAACGTAACAACCGCTGGTGCCTTGATGGATAGTGAAGTTACTAACCTAGCACAAGTTAAAGCCTTTGATTCTTCGGACTATGCTACGGCTGCTCAGGGTACAACTGCTGATGCGGCACTCCCTAAAGCCGGTGGTGCAATGACCGGAGCTATAACAACTAATAGTACGTTTGACGGACGAGATGTCGCTACCGATGGAACTAAGCTGGACGGTATAGAAGCTAGTGCAGACGTTACTGATACTACTAATGTTACAGCCGCTGGCGCGTTAATGGATAGTGAAGTTACTAACCTAGCACAAGTTAAAGCCTTTGACTCTTCAGACTATGCTACAGCAGCCCAAGGTACTACGGCAGATGCTGCACTACCCAAGTCTGGTGGTGCAATGACCGGAGCTATAACAACTAACAGTACATTTGATGGGCGTGACGTAGCTACTGACGGTACTAAACTTGATGGCATTGAAGCTAGTGCAGATGTAACAGACACAACTAACGTAGTGGCTTCCCTAACCGCAGGTTCTAATATTACGATTGCTGCTGATGGCACAATTGCAAGCACTGCTTCGGGCGGTGAAGAAACCTTACAAGAAACTTTAGGTTTTGGGAATACCACAACTACTGATACTAAAATACAGTTTAGAGATAGTGGACTTTATATTAACTCTAGCGCAGATGGACAGCTTGATATTGTCGCGGACACAGAAGTACAGATAGCCGCTACTACAGTCGATGTAAATGGCATTTTAGATGTCTCAGGTAACATCGTAGCAGGTGGTACGGTTGATGGTGTTGATATTGCAGCAAGAGATGGCGTACTAACTACCACTACAACTACTGCAAATGCGGCGCTTCCTAAAGCCGGTGGTGCTATGACCGGAGCTATAACAACTAATAGTACCTTTGACGGACGCGATGTAGCTACTGATGGCACTAAACTTGATGGTATTGAAGCTAATGCAGATGTAACAGACGCAACTAACGTAACTGCTGCTGGCGCTTTAATGGACAGTGAACTAACAGCTATTGCGTCTGTTAAGGCATTAAATCAAGGCGTAGCCACTACTGACAGCCCTGCCTTTGCTGGCCTTACTGTAGACACAACCACCCTAGCAGTTGACTCCACTAACAATCGCGTGGGTATAGGGACTGCATCGCCTAGTGCGCCTTTGCATGTTCAAAAGGGTTCGGCAGGTTCCTCTGCTTTTCCTTCTGGAGATTGGGCAGCAAAGATATTTAATCAGACTGACGCATCTACAGAGCATGGATTAGTAGTTGCTAACCGCTGGCAGAATGATGCTTCTACTGCCTTTGAGGTTGGTGGTTTATACGATGATGGCGATGGTTTTGATACATGGATGAAGGTAACTGGTGCCGGCAGAGTAGGCATAGGACAGGCCGCCCCGTCTAGCCTTTTACATCTTGGCGATGCAGGTGCTGTTAATCCGCAATTGTTTATAGAAGCCACAGACCCATCCAATGTCCCAATAGGAGTTACTTTAAGCGTCAACAGCACTACTGGGGATATAGACCTACAAAACGTGTCGCCAAGTCCAAACCCTAAACTCAACATTAATTCGGCTACTACTACTTTCCTGCGTTCTGGCGCAGAGAAAATGCGTATTAATAATACAGGGGTGGGTATTGGAACAACTAGCCCCTCAGAAGATTTGCACGTTGAGGGTCAGTGTCTGGTGGCTAGTTCACAGCAATATGGAGCCTTCGTATCTAGAGTAAACTTAACTGGCGGCTCTTATGGTATTGGGCTTTATGTAAATAATACTTCATTGGGAGGAACAGGAACTACAGCTCTTTTCCAAACAACCAGTTCTGACAAAAACGTGAGTTTTACCAACGGCAGTTCAACTTCTATTTTCGCAACATTTAATAAATACAATTCTACGGCAGCAGGTCATATTAGAATGACCAACAACGTACTTCAGTACCAAGTGCTTTCTGATGCAAGAGCAAAAGAAAACATCGCAGATGCTGGGGATGCAGGAAGCAAGATAGACGCAATCCAAGTCAGGCAGTTTGACTGGATAGAGGGAGGGTTACATGAGGAGTTTGGTTTTATTGCTCAAGAGTTAGCCCCTATCGTTCCTCTAGCTGTTGGTGGTGACCCTGATGGTGAAGAAATGATGGGCGTTGATGCAAGTAAACTAGTGCCCTTGCTTATAAAAGAAATTCAATCATTACGCGCTAGAGTAGCAGCGCTAGAGGAATAAATCATGTCAGTAACTTGGACAATCTCAACACTAGAACGCAACACTGATGATGGTGTTGTAGTAGCACACTGGCGAGCTAGCGATAGCGAAATAGTAGGCGAAGTAGAACACTCAGGTAGCAGCTATGGCGCTTGCGGCTTCACCCCTGACGCTGATGCTGACGGCTACACAGCCTACGCTGACATCACAGAGGCTCAGGTTATCGAGTGGGTAAAGGCTGACGTAGACGCTGACGCTGTAGAGGCAAGCATTGCAGCACAGATCGCAGACAGCAAAGCACCAGCGATTACTGCTGGAGTGCCTTGGTAATGATTGATCCCGTCACGGCCATCAGCATAGCCACTAACGCGTTTGGTACTATCAAGCGCATGGTAGCTGCTGGTCGTGAAGTAGAGGATACACTAGGACAGATAGGGCGCTTCTACGGTGCTGTGTCTGACCTTTCAGAGCATAAGCGACAGGCTGATAACCCTCCCCTGTTTAAAAAGATCATTGCCGCTAAGTCTGTCAATCAAGAGGCGATGGAGACATACGCTCGGACTAAGCGTACCCAGCAGATGGAACGCGAACTCAGGGAACTCTTGATGTATCAATATGGCAAGGATGGCTATCAGGAACTTGTCGACCTCCGCAGGTCTATTGCCGCCCAGAGGGAAAAGACAGTCTACCTTCAAGAACGAAAGCGCAAGGCATTCTTCTGGAATAGTATCCAGATCACTGGGATAGCTATACTTGGCTATGCCGTTTACTTTGTAATCGCACTAATATTGGGAGCCCTCAATGGCAACGGTTAAGGAAGCACTTTTAAAGCTGGAGGCTCACGAACGTGAATGCACAGTAAGAATGAAGGCTATCGAGGAAAAGTTTGAGCGTATAGAAAAACGACTCGACGACGGCTCTGCTAAGTTTGATCGTTTTGATATGGTCGCTAGAGGTATGTATGTACTTATTATTGGCCTGTATTGCGTGGAGAAAATGTACTAATGCTTAAACTACTACTTGGCCCCATTGCAGATTTAGCTGGCGGGTTCCTAAAAAATAAAGCTGAACAGTCAAAAGCAAAGCACGAAGCCAAAATGAGCGTGATTCAGAATGATTCTGACTGGGAAGCAAAGATGGCTGATGCTTCTGCATCGAGCTGGAAAGACGAATTTTGGACAATTGTGTTAGCGATACCCATCTTTATGGTTGGTTGGGCGATTATCACTGGGGATATGACCGTGGTGGATAGAGTAAAAGAAGCGTTTGCCGCCCTTAACGACTTACCAGAATGGTATCAGTATCTACTGTTTGTGGCTATTTCCGCTAGCTTTGGCATCAAAGGTGCGAGCAAACTAATGGGTATGCGTAAATGAGGTACTTTAATCGGGCTGACTTCGACTGTCAGGAGACCGGCAACAACGAGATGAGTGACGATTTCTTGATAAAACTTGATGAGCTACGCCATGTGTGTGGTTTTCCCTTTATTATCACCAGCGGTTACAGAGACCCCAGCCACAGCATAGAGGCGCGAAAATCAAATCCGGGCACCCATGCACGCGGGATTGCCTGCGACATCAAAGTGTCCAATGGTAGTCAGTCGTATGCTATCATTAAGAACGCGCAATCAATGGGATTTAATGGTATAGGTGTAGCGAAAACCTTTATCCACGTAGACACTAGAGATACTACCCCCGTAGTCTGGTGCTACTAGAACGTACATAGGTGTTATATGCCGCTAAAGAAGTTACAGCTAAAGGCCGGAGTAAACCGCGAGAATACTAGGTACACCAGTGAAGGTGGATGGTATGAGTGCGATAAAGTACGGTTTCGTCAAGGCACGCCGGAAAAGATAGGTGGGTGGCAGCGTATATCTACGTCTGTATTCGATGGAGTATGCCGTTCTTTATGGAACTGGGTAACTCTGAGCGGCCAAAACCTCGTGGGGGTAGGCACGAACCTAAAGTTCTATATTGAACAGGGCGGTCTGTACTACAATATAACTCCCATACGCGCTACTAATACGCTGACTAACCCGTTTACCACCGTATCTGGTTCGGCTACTGTGACTGTTACAGATGCAGCGACGGGCTACACGATTGGAGACTTTGTTACGTTTAGTAACGCTTCCGCAGTTGGCGGGTTGACCCTCAATGGCGAGTTCCAAATCCAAACAGTGGCTTCTGGTTCATACACCATAACAGCTTCTAGTACAGCTTCTAGCGCGGCTACGGGTGGGGGTACTGTAACTGCTGTTTACCAGATAAATATCGGCCCTGCGCAAGCCACCCCTCTAGTAGGTTGGGGAGCAAGTACGTGGGGGTCTGGAGCGTGGAGCACGGGTGCATCTTCTACAGAGTCCATACGGATATGGAGTCAGGCTAACTTTGGAGAAGATTTGTTGTTCTCGCACGGTGATGGCCCCATATATTTTTGGGACGCTAGTGGTGGAGTAAGTAATGTGGGTGTAGAGTTATCTACCCTATCGGGCGCGTCTAATGTACCCACTACGCAAAAGTTTATTTTAGTGTCTGATATAAACAGGTTTGTATTTTGTTTTGGAGCTAACACCTTGGGTAGTGCTACCCAGAACCCTATGCTTATTCGGTGGTCAGATCAAGAAGATGCTACTAACTGGACTCCCGGCGCAACAAACCAAGCAGGCGATCTCGTACTGTCTAATGGCTCAAGAATCGTGGCCGCCAAACAAGCACGTCAGGAAGTACTAGTGTGGACTGACTCAGCTTTGTATTCACTACAGTACGTGGGCGCTCCAGTGGTATGGACTGCGCAGTTGGTAGGAGAGAACATATCTACCGCTTCTCAAAACGCTGTGGCATACGCCAATGGCGTAGCATACTGGATGGGTAGAGACAAATTCTACATGTATGATGGCCGTACTAAACCCCTAAAGTGCGACCTACGTAAGTTTGTGTTTAACGACTTTAACGAAGAACAGTACGACTCCGTGTTTGCAGGAACTAATGAATCGTACCATGAAATATGGTGGTTCTACTGTTCAAGTGATTCTCTGGTTGCTGACAGGTATGTAGTGTATAACTATCTAGAACAGGTATGGTACTACGGCACTATGACGCGTAGTGCGTGGCTTGACTCTGGACTACGTACCAATCCTCTAGCAGCTACATACACCTACAACTTAGTAAATCAAGAACAGGGCGTAGACGACAATGAAACAGGGGTTACAGCAGCTATCCCTGCCTATATTACCTCCGCGCAGTTTGACTTAGACGATGGACATAAGTTCGCGTTTATATGGCGTATAATACCTGACATACGGTTTGATGACTCCGAAGCAGGGTCTCCCAGTGCTACTATGACATTGCTCCCCTTAACAGATTCTGGTGCAGGGTATAACAACCCCACGTCCGTAGGAGGGTCTAACAGCGGCTCAATAACGCGCACCGCAGTGCTACCTATAGAGCAGTTTACAGATCAACTATATACTAGAGTGCGTGGACGGCAGCTATCAATCAAGGTAGAATCTAGCGATATTGGAGTTACTTGGCAATTAGGTTCTCCCCGTATAGATATGCGACCTGATGGCAGACGATAATGGCTGTAGACAATACTAGGTATGACGTACCGTTTCGTGCTCCGGCGCTACCGTATCCTCCGCAGGTATACGACCAAGAGTCGTTTGAAGAGTTTAACAAAGTACTGCGTATTTACTTTAACCAGCTAGATAACGCACTGAGAAACGCTATGGCAGTTCAAGAACCCTACGAGCTACAAGTATCAAAAGGTCAGGTAGCTGGGGCTAGTACCATATACAAGTTTGGGTTTAATCCTGACATAAATGGCACCCAAGAGACTGTGTGGGGTACTGGCGGTAACTACCCTTACCTTACGTCTGCTTCTACTGTGTACATAAGTAGTTCTAGCACTGCCGATTCTAACGGGGGTACGGGAGCTAATACTGTAACTGTAGAAGGTGTGGACGGCAGCTACAACGCCAAGAGCGTAACTGTTAATATGAACGGCCAGACTCAGGTGCAGGTAGGTGATGCTAGCTCGTGGTTACGTGTTAACAGGATATTTGTAGCTACCTCTGGTAGTGGAGGCACGGCTGCGGGAGACGTATACGTAGCTAATAGCGGAGTAAGTTCTGGAGTACCCACAGGAGTTACGTATGCACACGTCATACAGGGAGATAACCAGTCTCAGATTGCTGCTTACACAGTTCCTGCCGGACACTCTCTGTACCTAGACGACGTTACGTTTACCTCTGCAATATCCCTAGCAAACAAACACGTTACTGCAAGTTTTGTTACACGAGACTTCGGTTCTAATACGTTCCGCACACGCATAATACAGACCATGCAGAGTTCCTTGCTAATGCTACCACTCACGTACCCGTTCAAGATAGAAGAAAAGACGGATATAGAGTGCCGAGCGTTTTCCGATACTACCAACGTAGAAGTGGGGGCGTCTTTTCAAGGCATCCTCATAAAGAACTAGGTGGTTGGTGTGGGGTTGAAATTCTATATACTTACCGCTGAAAGCATACAAGCCCTAAAGAGGCATTTTGCTCCAGATTTTAGCGCGATACCCGTAGAGCAAGCGGTAGTGGTTATAAACACTTTGGATGCTAACTATGAGCGCAAAGCTGTGGAGTACTGTAGGGAGCAAGGAATAGAACACCACGTCACGGTTAGTAACGGTACCCCTGCTAGGGGTAAGAATTCGGTTATGGAGGTGTTTTTATCTTCAGATAACGACTACTGTGTTTTAGTAGACGGGGATGATTTTTTAACCAAGCATGGCGTCTGGATGTACAATCACTTAGCCACTACAGACACACCCCCAGATGCAGTATGCCTAGTAAACCAATTCTCATATCGTCGCTACGGAGAAGGAGGAGTTATAGCCTGTAACCCGTTTACGTTGGACTACGATAAAGAACTTTCGATTGACCTATATAAAGAATTTAAAAACAATAGAACAATAGGATACAAAAAAGCCGCTCACTTTGCTCGACTACATAAAAGCTATTATAAGAATCAACGAAAATATAGTGAGGGTAACGAAGTACACTGCCGTGTTACATGGTTTAGTCGTAAGGCTGCTACGTTTAAGTTTGACGAAAGTATACGCATAGGAGAAGATACCCTACACATGCTACGTTTAAAGCACGAAGCAATTAAAAATGGCTTACGTTTTTACTCCACCGACGAGCGACCCGCTACCTATGTCTACGACGAATGCACTTACGGTATTGTTGCTAGAGATTCTAAGTTAGGGACTGACTATGGCTGGATGGATACTTATTTAGTTGCCCTAGGGCGTATGAAGAAAAAAGGCCAGCTACATGCAAATACCTTACTTCCAGAGTTACGGATACACTATCCCTCAGACTTAGCTTACGACGATATAGCAATAGACACGTCATTTGTCCATAAGTTACCGGAGTGTGATTTTGGATTTCCTAAAAATGCTACTGAAGAATCAGTGCGCAATGCGTATTCTTTCCTACTTAAAAACGCGTTACTACGAAAACGCGAAGCTGCGTAGAGGATTATATAATGTCATACGCAAACTACTACCCCTCTAATTACCGCCCAGTATCTAGGCCGACTACATACACCACGTACTATCCTACAAATAGCGCAGGGTTTAGTAATTTTGGTACTCCAGCTCCAACTCCTGCGTTTGCTGCGTCGGGGGCTAATATAGTAGGTGGCCCTAGCACTGGAGGGCAGTTTAGCGGGGGCAGCGGGACTGGGTTTAATACCGAAGCGCCCGAACAAATTAATGTACCAATACCGGAAGAAAAAAGAGCTGAGATAGATAGGCAGTGGTTCGTACGGCCCTATACAGGGAGAACGTCTTACGCGGAATGGAAAAAATATAGGGATTACCAACGCGGCGGGCGTAGAGTAGCTCTGGCTAAGTTTAACATGGGGGGTAACACCGGAGAGGTTATTGGCCAGCTTATAGGTAGGAAGCCTCTACGTCCCGCAGATCAACTTGCATTTGCTAGGGAAATAAGTGCGTACGCGTACGGCCTACAAAACGAAGTTCTTACCGATAGGTTGCTAGATGTTGGGTACACTAAAGAAGAACTAAATAGGATGAATTTCGGCAGTGGGGTTGATGTCGAATCTTTTAGAACTAGAAACTACGGGTTTGACTACAATAAATGGAAGTCTAGCCTAACCTCTGCTAAGGCTGACAACGCGACGGAATTTTCTGGCCTATACAGTAGAAAGTTTCAAGCATCGCTAGAGGCTAAAGATAAAGCGTTTAACGTCCTAAAAGACAATGACCCCTCTACGTTCGCTGCGGTATATGCTGCTGCGGACTTAGACACAAAAAACAGATATCTGTACAGCGAGTACAAAGACGGTAACTTGTCAGGGAGCGACTATAAGGAATCTGTAGTAAATAATTTGGCCCTAGACGGTAAAAAAGTAGCTGTATTTGATGGTCAGTATTACTACTTAGAACCCCCAGAGGGTAGCGCAGATACGGGGTTCCGTGCAGACGGAGGAGAGAACGGGTCTAATAAGTTCTACAAAATAAACTTTTTCCCTTCTGACTTTGCAGCTAACAGCACCTCTAGGATGAAAGATGCTGGCATGGGTACTCACCTACTAAGAAGTGATACCCCGATGGGCCTTGTGGTGGGAGTAGACGACTTAGGACAGCTACTAGTCACAGACACTGCTCCTAATATTACGTCTGCCAATGCGTTCTTAGAATATGGAATAGGCACAAGAGGGGGACAAGTATCAGACCCCACCAGAGTATCAGGACTGGACGAATTTACGGCTATACTCCGTACTGGCGCGTCAATACTTACCGGCGGTGCTTCAGAGGCGGCGTACGTAGCGTACAAAGGTTTAAAAGGCGACACTTTAAAAACTGAAGACTGGCTTAAAGTAGCAAGTTACGCATTCCAAGAGTTTGGCCAAGAGTGGTTATCGAAACAATCCGCTAACGGCCAAGAAGCTATGGCAAATGCAGATGTAGTTGCCGAGCAAGCTGTAACCGATGCTGCTAATGCAGACCCCTACTTAACCTCATTCCAAGCCGAGGCCGTGTACGATACAACATACGAAACGGCGATGGCTAATAGCGGAGTGGCTACTACTTTCTTAGGAGTTGATTTAGCTACTATAGCAGAGATTTCCGACGCAATTCCCACCGGAATAAGCCCAGAAGACCTTTCTAACAGTGATGTATATAGATATATATTAGATGCGGTAGATACTCTACTTGGAGGGGACAGGGCGACACAATTTGAAGAAGCGGAAATAATAGCTGCTTTAGAAGAGGAAGTTAGGCAGGACACCTTAGCCCGTGAAGCAGCACAAGCAGAAGCAGAAAGAGTAGCTGCTGAAGAAGCAGCGGCACAAGCAGAAACAGAAAGAGTAGCTGCTGAAGAAGCAGCACAAGCAGAAGCAGCAGCACAAGCAGAAGCAGAAAGAATAGCTGCTGAAGAAGCGGCGGTACAAGCAGAAGCAGAAAGAGTAGCTGCTGAAGAAGAAGCAGCACAAGCAGAAGCAGAAGCAGAAGCAGAAAGAATAGCTATTGAAGCAGAAGCAGAAGCAGAAGCGGAAAGAATAGCTGCTGAAGAAGCAGCACAAGCAGAAGCAGAAAGAATAGCTGCTGAAGAAGCAGCGGCAGCAGAAGCAGAAGCAGAAAGAATAGCTGCTGAAGAAGCAGCACAAGCAGAAGCAGAAGCAGAAGCGGAAAGAATAGCTGCTGAAGAAGAAGTAGACACTTCAGTTATAGACCCAGAGACGGGCGAAGAAGTTATAGCTACACAGCCGGATCAAGTGGAAACTGAGCAAGAACTGCCTGATGCTCCTGAAGACGAACAAGAGCCTATAGAAGTTGATCCCTTTGAGCCTGATATAGATCAGCCTGAACTTGAAGAGCCTACTGAAGCCGAAGCAGAAGCAGCAGCAGAAGCAGAAGCAGCCGCCGAAGCAGAAGCAGCCGCCGAAGCAGAAGCAGCCGCCGAAGCAGAAGCAGCCGCCGAAGCAGAAGCTGATATTAGCGACGTTGAAGGGATTGCGCCAGAAGAAGACCCAGACATTGACCTAGACGTACCCGGACGTTACGAAGATAATCCTGAATTTGATCCTGATTCTATGGATAACACCGTGTTGCAACAGGTATACGATGCTATTCTAGAAGAGACAGATGCCGACGTACTAGGAGGGCTGCTCGAAGAGTACGAAAGAATGGGTGGAAATCACTTGGATGAAGTGTTAGCCGGTGTCCCTACGGAAGAGGTGTATGCAGACTATCCCCCAGAAACTATATTCGTAGAAGGAGACTTTGATGCGTACGAGAGCGAAGATGAGTTTAACGACCAGTTCCCTGACGGGTGGCTTGGTGGCTCTTTTGATGATGTAGATGCCGATAACGATGGTACGGTAAGTAGTCAAGAAATTTATGACTGGGAGCACAGAACTCCCGATACAGATGATCCCCTAGAACCTGATTTCGGGCTGGTAGATGTACTTGACGGCATAGAGGAGGGTGACACTCTAGAACCTGTAGAAGTTGAAGAGCCTGTAGAGGTAGAAGAGCCTGTAGAAGTTGAAGAACCTGTAGAAGTTGAAGAGCCTGTAGAGGTAGAAGAGCCTGTAGAAGTTGAAGAACCTGTAGAAGTTGAAGAACCTGTAGAGGTAGAAGAACCTGTAGAAGTTGAAGAACCTGTAGAAGTTGAAGAACCTGTAGAGGTAGAAGAACCTGTAGAAGTTGAAGAGCCTGTAGAAGTTGAAGAGCCTGTAGAAGTTGAAGAGCCTGTAGAAGTTGAAGAACCTGTAGAGGTAGAAGAGCCTGTAGAAGTTGAAGAACCTGTAGAGGTAGAAGAGCCTGTAGAGGTAGAAGAGCCTGTAGAAGTTGAAGAGCCTGTAGAGGTAGAAGAGCCTGTTACTGGTGATACTGGTGATACTGGTGATACTGGTGATGGTGATGGTACTGGTGATGGCGATGGTACTGGCGATGGTACTGGTGATGGTGATGGTACTGGTGATGGCGATGGCGATGGTACTGGCGATGGTGATAACGGCGGGTTTCAGATACCTAACTTAAATAGGCCCGCTGCAAAGGAAGAAACCCCGCAGAAAAAAGACAGTAGAGACCCAACAGACATAGACTACATGTATGACTTCCAGTCTATATTTGCTAATCCTGAACAAGCTAGGCGTTTCGGGCGTTCCTACGGGAGCGATACACCTATACGTAAGGCTGAAGGTGGTCTACTAGAGGGGAACAGCGGGGCTACAGAGGCCGCAGAGATCCTAGGTAAAAACATAGAGGATATTACCTCCGAAGACATTGATTTTGCAGTAGATTTAGTAGCGCAACAAACGGTTTTATCTGCCCCAGAAATGCAGTATGATAGCAATATTAATGATACGGTTGACTTCAATATGGGCGGTATGCTACGGCAACGCAAAAGAGTCTCCCGTGATAACTACACAGACGAGCTTTTAAAGTTGTTAGGAGAAGGTTAATGGCAAGTTGGTTCAGCGATATAATAGACGGCATCGGGTCAGCAATAGACATCGGACAAGATTTTATTGACAGTGATCTTGGCGGAAACCTATTTAATTTAGGGTTGGGGTACCTAGCTAAAGATGAGTTTGCGACTAAAACGCCTCAAGTAGGGTATCAGGGCAAGATTCCAGAATATACTGCTGTACGAGACCGTGTGCCTATGCCCGCTCCTGTTGCGGGTCAAGTTCCTAGACGGCCCGGCGAATCGGGGCGTAGATACTTTTCTGACACTATATTTGCACAGACGCCCGAAGATAAGGTTCCTCTTACGCTTGAACAAGCTAAAACGCTAAGTCAAGACTACGCACAAGAGTTGTCTACTAATCCGATAGCTACTCAGGACGAAGTGCTGTCCAAAAGATTCTTAGACCCTAACGCCCCTGTACCCGTAGATGCTAACACCCGTACAGACACCAATGATACCGGCTCCCAAACCCCCGTGACTATAGACCCCGTGATTACTATGGCGGCAGGTGGTATAGCCTCCGCGCACAAGGGTTACTACCTAGGCGGTAAGACTGACGGCATGGCTGACGAAGTTCCCGCAACTATTGATGGTACGCAAGAAGCCCGTCTTAGTGACGGCGAGTTCGTTATTCCCGCTGATGTAGTAAGTCACTTAGGTAACGGCAATTCTGATGCAGGTGCAGAGCAGTTACACGGTATGATGGACGGTATACGTAAGGCACGGACTGGTAATTCCGAGCAGGGTAAACAAATAGACCCTAACAAGTTTATGCCTAAGATGGCTCAAGGCGGAATTGCACAGGCATATAACAACGGCGGCCCCGTACAAAAATTTAATACCGGCTCCCAAACCCCCGTGACTATAGACCCCGTGATTACTACTGGTGGTACAGGTACTGGTGGTACAGGTACTGGTGGTACAGGTACTGGTGGTACAGGTACTGGTGGTACAGGTACTGGTGGTACAGGTACTGGTGG